AAGCCGCTCTCAAGATGCTTCAGGACTTGCAGGCGGCCGGCGCCAACACCTACGGATTCGCCGGGTTTATCGGCGAGCTTCGCGACATCGAACTGGCCGCCAATGACATTGAGCAGAGCCGTGCCGAGCAGAAGATCGCTGACATCAAGCAGGAGATGCTTAACCTCAAGTCCGCCGCAGCGGAGCTGGAGGACATGCCCGTCAGCGTGAAGATGGACGACGCCGCGCTTCAAGCTGTGCAGGCCCAGCTCGACAAGCTGGCCAGCAAAGAGATCATCATCAAGGTCGGCGCGCAGTACGACTTCAGTCAGCCCTACACACTGCAAGATCCCGGCCCGGCACCGCAGAAGTTCGCCTCGGGTGGCCTCATTCGTGGCCCTGGCACAGGCACCAGCGACAGCATCCCGGCGCTGCTCTCCAATGGCGAGTACGTCATCCGGGCGGCGGCCGTGCGCAAGCTGGGCAAGAACGCGCTCGACCTGCTCAACCGTGGCATCCCGATCCCTCGGTTTGCTGACGGAGGCATGGTCGGCACTGTCGCCAGTCTGGACACCAGCCCGCGCAATCTCGGATCGCTGGATATAAACCTCGGCGGCGACGTGTTCCAAGTGTTCGCTGACTCAGGTCAAGCAGATGGCATTCGCCTGGCCGCCAAGAAGTTCGGCCGCACTCACCGGAGTTAACCATGCCACAACCTCAAATCATGCTCGGCGGCGTGCCGATCGTGCTGCACGCTGGCGCGCCGATTTTGAGCGAGGAGCCCATCGGCGGCGAAACGTCGCTGCGGATGAGTGACGGCGCGCTGGTATCGATGACGCATTGGGAGCGGGTGTCCGGGACGATCAGCGGGAATGGCTGGATGCCCCCAGGGCTTCACGGTCTCGATTACAGCCAGCCGCTGGAGCTGCGATCCACCAAAGTGCAGAGCGTGACCGGCACCGGCCTGGCACACACGCTGCGCGGAACGCCGCGGCCAGATGTTGCGCCGTGGGCTCAGGCGCTGGTCGGTGACGATTGGGTCAATACGGCCTGCAGTGTCACCGATGGCGTCGCTACCGTGACGGCCGTCGCCGGCGCTGCGCTCTACCGCGTCTGCTGGATGCCCATCTACAGCGTGAAGGCCAAGCGGCCGTCAGAAACGCAAGATTCAGGATCCGCCAGCCATAGCTGGTCCATCACCTGGGAAGAAACCTAATGCTCAACGCCTCGCCACTGAACGCCGTGCCGCTGAACGGCTTGGCGAGTGCTGCCGCTGAACCGGAATACATCGTGCGCGGGCAGTCGTTCGTGTGGGCGCTGCGCGTGTTGGTTGACGGCGTGAACCGCACGGCGCAGCTGACAGGAACCGTCACCGTCGACCGGGAGGAGGGCGCGGCTGGCATTGCTGGCTTCGATCTCTACATTGCGCCAGGCGTTGCCGTTGTGCCGCCAGACTGGAAGGGCAGGCCGGTATCGATCGACTACATCAGCACGAGCCAGGGCGCGACGACCGAGGCGCGCCGTTACACAGGCCAGATCAGCATCGCAAGCTGGAATCCGGTCAGCCGGGTGCTGACGTGCGAATGCTCGGACCAGCTGCAGCAGCGCGTCGAAGGCATGACTGTTGCGGCGATTGATTCACTGGTCGGCGGCTACTGGTCGGCGGATGTGTTCGAGGAAGTTGATGGGCGCAGCCATTGGGACTATGCCCGAGAGCGGTTGAGCACCAGGCCGGTAAGCCTGGACTGCTCGCCGACCGGGGAGCTGCGCGTGACGAGCTGGTACGCCGCTGCGCCGCACTTCATCTACGGGCCGGGCACAACGCTCTATCAGACCATTGACCTGCAGCAGTCCGACCTGTCGCGCACTACGAATCGCGTCGAGATCGAATTCGGTTATCGCTACAACCGGCTGTGGCAGCTGAACGAGCGCTATGTCTGGCGCCACCCTGGTACATTGGGGCTGGATGGGCTGGCCGGCTTCTGCCAATGGCGCACCGACCCAACCGAGCTGCCTCAGATCGGCATGGTTGAGGACGCGGCGTCGGGCAGTGGCCAGCGTGAGGCTGTACGTCTCTGTCA